TCGCGATATCATGACAAAGTTCCGCAACAAGGTTGTATACGATAGTTCAACTGGTGAAGTCAAAGACGATCGTAAGTTTATGTCAATGATGGAAGACTTCTGGATCCCACGTCGCGGTGAAGGCAAGTCAACTGAAATTACAACTCTTCCAGCAGGTCAAAATCTTGGTGAATTGTCTGACGTAAAGTATTTCGAGTCAAAACTATACAAATCATTGAACGTTCCAATTTCTCGTTTGGAACAAAACCAAGGATTCTCTCTTGGTCGTACAACAGAAATTACTCGTGATGAATTGAAGTTTTCAAAGTTCATTGATAGAGTTCGTGCTAAATTTAGTACATTGTTTGATGAGTTGATGAAGCGTCAACTTGCTCTCAAGGGTATTTGCTCTGTTGATGAGTGGGAGAAGTTGAAAGAAAAAATTCACTACGACTTCCTCAAAGACAATAACTTTGCAGAGTTGAAAGAATCAGAGTTGATGACATCTAGAATTCAACTCATGAATCAAATTGATCCATACGTTGGAACATATTTCTCTAAAGCATGGGTCAAAAAGCATGTCCTTCACTTTGATGAAGAAGGCATTGAAAGAATGGAAGAGGAACTTGAACAAGAAAGAGCACAAGCAGATGCAATGGGTCTAAACAACCTTTCCGTTTCTGCTCAAAATGCTGCTGTTGCTCAAAATGCTGCCATGGCTGCAATGCAGGGTCAACCTGCAGCACCACAACAGCAAGTAGCAAATTCAAGTAATCTAGACCAAGCGTTCAGTTCACAAATTAAATAAATAATGGAGAAATCATGGACAATCCAATGACACTTGATATGGTAAAAGCGGCAATCATGGGAGACAAAGAGGGATTCAAAGCAGCATTCAATGCTACGATCTCTGATAAAGTCTCCGATGCTCTTGAAGTAAAAAAGGTTGAAGTTGCATCGTCTTTACTCACACCAGAAGTACAATCAAATGAAGTTGAAGCAAATCAAGGCGAAGTTGTCGGAAGCGAATCCAGCGATGGATCAGCAGAAGCAACAGCAGAAACAAGCGCAGCTTGATAATACAAGAATCAGCGCTCTAGTTCGTGCTGGTATGATGCCAGCCAGCGACCTTCCGCGTTTGAAGATTGCACTGCGTCGTCAGGCTCAGGCTGGTGATATTGCAAAATTATCAAAGCAGCATCGCGATGTGTTGAGCAGATACTATAACGCAACGTCACAGGCTGCTGTCGGATCTCAACAAGCATTTCAAGCAGTTCGTCGTAACATCGTTTCTCATAATGAGATTGAGATTACTGGCGAAGAACTCAATGAAGCAATTGCTGGATTCAAAGATGAAAACAATCCTCCAGTTGTTATCGTTATGCAGCGTAAGGGTATTCGTATTTTCCCAGACGGACGTAAGGTTGCAATGTATCAAAACAAGCAACTCGGTCTAGTGATCACGATTCCATATGCTGGTACTGGAACGTCACCAGGAGAGATTATTCCTGGAACAAACGTTCAGATGGAAGAGACAGAAGTCGAAGATATTCTTGAGAGTTTAGAGCAAGTTTCTAAATATGCTTCTGAGGAAAATCCAAAGGCAACGTCAAAACATATGAAGTTTGCTGATGGTTCAAAACTTAGAGTTAGTCATGGTGCAGCAAAAGCCATTCATATGGTCCATGGTGCATTGAACGATGAGAATAAGAAAAAGTTTGCTGATATGCTCACACATCCAAAAGGATTTGAAAAGGCAGCACACTTTGCAATGAGTAAAGTCAAATTCACAATCGGTGACAAAGAATGAGTTTAGTTTCTGAAATTGTAAGAGAGATTATTGCTGAAGCAAACGTTCAGCGCATGGGTCGTAAAAAACTTGTGCGCGCAAGAGTGCGTGGCGGTAAGGTTCAGCGCCGCAAAGTCCTTTCAGCAGTTCCAGGCTATACCATTCGTGGTGGTAAATTGGTTCGCATCCCACCACGCGAACGCATGAAGAGAAAGCTCGCTGCTCGTCGTGCTAAGATCAAAAGAAAAGCAAAAATGGCTCGAGCACTTATCAAAAGAAAGCGTTCTCTAAGAAAGCGCGCATCACTGGGGTTGTAAATGAAACTAATCACAGAATCAATCGAAGAAGTCAAGGTTCTCACCGAAGAACAAAACGGTGTAAAATCCCTCTATATTCAAGGTCCATTTCTCGTTGCTGAAACGAAAAATCGTAACGGTCGTGTGTATCCAGCACAAACGCTTGCGAAAGAAGTCAATCGTTACAACGAAGAATACGTTATGAGAAATCGCGCATTTGGCGAGTTGGGTCATCCAGACTCACCATCGATCAACTTAGATCGCGTATCACATCTTATCACCAATCTCAAACAAGAAGGTAACGTTTGGATTGGTAAAGCAAAAATTCTTGAAACACCAATGGGTAAAATCGCCAAGGCTCTTATGGAAGGCGGTTCAATTCTTGGTGTGTCATGTCGTGGCATGGGCTCTCTCAAAAACGAGGGTGGTGTCAACGTCGTTCAAGATGACTATTATCTGGCCACAGCGGCTGATATTGTAGCGGATCCCTCCGCACCAGGTGCTTTTGTTCAAGGTATTATGGAAGGTAAAGAATGGGTATGGGATAACGGTAAGGTCAAGGAAATTGACGTCAACGAATACTATACTCAAATCAAAACCGCAAAACGAAAGCAAATCGACGAGATCTCCTTGAAAATCTTCGAGAACTTCTTGTCAAAACTGTAAAATTTATAAATAATATTACTTCTTCAGGAGTCAAACAATGAGTAAGACATTATCAGAATCCGCTGCAGAAATCCTAAAGGCATCAATGTCAGCCGCAAAGGAACCAGCACAAAAACTACCAGGCGAGATGGATGATCTCGGTGGTGCAACAGTAACAGATCCAGCTGGTGGTGCAGTTGGTAAGAAGGTTGCAGCTGCTGCGGCAGAAGCACCAAAGCCAGCCGCCAAGGGTGATGCAAAAGGCGTCAAAGTCCAGGCTATGGAAGAAACAGAAACTTCTGAGACTGCTGAAGTTGTAGCAGAAGAGTCTTCGGAAGAAGAAACTGCAGAAATCTCAGCTGAAGCAACTGAAGAAATTGATGAAATTTCTGAAGAAGAACTAGTTGAAGTCAAGAAGAAAATGAAGATGGACATGGTCGCCAAGCATAAAGGCTCAATGGTAGAAGATGTCGACGCTCTCTTCAACGGCGAATCACTATCCGAAGAATTCCGTACGAAAGCAACCACGATTTTCGAAGCTGCTGTTCAGTCACGTGTTGAGAAGATTGTTGAAGATGTAATTGCTGATAACGAAGCAATTCTTTCTGAAGCAGTTGAATCACTTCAAGCACAAATGGCTGAGCAAGTTGACGAGTATCTAAACTACGTCGTTGAGCAGTGGATTGAAGACAATCAGGTTGCCATTGAGACAGGTCTACGCGCTGAATTGAGCGAAGACTTCATCAACGGTCTCAAGAATCTATTCAACGAACACTACATCGAAATTCCTGAAGAGAAAGTCGATGTAGCAGAAGAACTAGCTGCACGTGTTGCTTCTCTTGAAGAAGCCGCTGCAGTTGCTGTTTCAGAGAAGGCTGCATTGGTTGAACAACTCAATGTTGCTAAGAAGCATGAAGCAGTTCGCAAGATTTGCGAAGGTCTAACTGAAACACAAATTGCTAAGATGATTTCGCTCGCAGAGGGCGTGGAGTTCACCACAGAGGGTGAGTTTAATAGCAAGCTCGCAGTAATCCGCGAGAACTACTTCCCAGCCAAGAAAATGACAAGTGAGGTTAAGGCTCTTCAAGAAACAGCTGTTGAAGAACCAGAAGTAGCAGACGTACACGGTCTGATGAAACATTATGTAAATGCAATCACAAAGACGGCTCCAAAAGCCTAATCTAACTAAGAACTCAGGAGAGTTATAAAATGTATCTAAACGAAACATATGCAAAGAAGTGGGCTCCAGTTCTTGATCACTCAGAACTCCCAAAGATCACAGATCCTTACAAGCGTGCAGTTACTGCACTTGTTCTAGAGAACCAAGAACGCGCCCTTATGGAAGAATCACGCACGATGCAAAACCTATGGGAAACATCACCAGCCAACGCAGTTGGCGGCGGTATGTCACCAGTAGTTGGCAGCGAAGGCGGAATCTC